CTATTGCGATACATATTCCGGCAGCACGCTCCTCGGCACAAAGTCCGTAAGCATCACGCTCACCGTTCCCGGCAGCGTAGTTCCGTCGGCGGGCACGCTTTCGGCAGCGCTCGCCGACGACACAAGCGGCACGGGGTTATACGTAAAAGGCATGGGCAAAGCAAAGCTGACGCTTTCCGGAGCATCCGGCGCATACGGCAGCAGCATCAACTCGTACACGATTACCGGCGGCGGTTGGACGGCCACAAATGGCGCATTGACAACCGGCACACTGGCCTCGGCAGGCAACATCACATTCACGGCCACGGTGACGGATTCGCGCGGCCGAAAAGCGAGCACCACGCGCGCGATCACCGTCATAGACTACACAAAGCCCGGCGTAGCGGTGTATGACGTGTACCGCTGCGATGCAGACGGCAACCGCAAAAAGGCAGGCACATATTTTGCCGTGGAGATCAACGCGAGTTACAGCGCAATCACCGGCAACACCTTGAGCATTACAGCTCGATACAAAAAGCAGTCCGAGAGCAGTTACGGCACCGCGGCGAACGTTACCAACAACGGCAAAACCGTGATCGGCGGCGGAAATATAGGCGCGTCCACCACCTACGACGTGGTAGTAACGGTGGCGGACAAGTATAACAGCTTATCTATTCCGCGCACTCTGTCTACAAAAAGCGTGCTGCAATCCTTCAAACGCAGCGCAGGGGCGGCCATCGGCAAAGTGGCCGAGCTCGCGAACTGGCTGGACGTGGCGTGGAATACGCGGATTCGGGGTAATTTAAAGGTAGATGGCGGCATGTCGGATGGGGCATGGAATCGTGACGCGACGGATTTGATGCTCATCAATTTTTCCGGCGATGATCCGTATAACTCGAATACCAATTACGATAATGTTGTTCGCACGGAAGACGCGTCTACGCTAATCAACAGCCCCGTGACTTCGGGCCCGTTTTACGCTTATCGTAAAGTATATCCAGTATATGTACCGTGGAGCCATCACAGCAAAATTTTTGTTGAGCTGAGAGAGACATTTCCGCAAAAAGGACGTATCTGGACGCAAGCTTACGACCCGAATAATGGATGGGGCGATAATGGTTGGACTCATCCATTCACGAATAAAGATGTCGTGCCGATTGCTAATGGCGGCACTGGCGCGACAAGTAGAGGCGAAGTGCTATACAATTTTGTTGTAGGCGGGGTATATTCTGGAAATTTAAATGATTTAGCGACAATAGGCTCGTACTGGATAAATCTTTCTAATTGTCAAAATGGCCCCTCGAGTTCTGGATACGGAACAATGGAAGTCACCAGATCTACGACTAACAACTATTTGCAGCGATTTACATTTTATATGGGAATGACTTATTATCGCACATTCACCAATGGACGATGGTATGACTGGAGAGCATTACCGAACGCGCATACAGCAGAAACATTGTGGGAAGGCAGCTTAAAAAACGGCACAGCAACCATTGCAAATGGCGCGAAGTACGCATATTTAATCGTTGGCGGCTGGGCTGGAAGCAATGAAGACGCAGTAACGCAAATAATTCCAGTTGGATGGGGCACGCACATGAGGCTTACAAGCGCAGATAAATGGCTTGCCTATCAATGTGATTCATCCGAGCCCAATGCCTCGATAAGGATTTTGAGTAACCCCTACGATGGCGCAATCACTTGGGTTTGGGGCGTAAATCGATACAAGGAGTAAACCAATGCAGATAATCTTAAACGATCAGGGCTATATCGAGAGCTATGCGCTCATCGGTGGGCTTGTAGACGGCATCGAGATAGAGGCGCCCGACGATCTGCTGGAGGACTTTAAGCAGCACCCGGAGGCGTACAAGGTGGCAGATGGTGTGCTCGTGCTCGATGCAGATAAGCTCAAGGCCGACGCGGATGCGGCGGAGCTAACCGTTATTCGGCACCGGCGCGAAACCGAGTGCTTTGCGTATATCAATCGCGGCGAGCTGTGGTATAGCCTACTCACAGAAGAGCAAAAAGCCGAGCTTGCAAACTGGTATCTCTCTTGGCTCGATGCGCCGGAGACGCGGACAATCCCCGCACCGCCGGTGTGGCTGGATAAACTTTAAACACATTAAAAGGAGCAAAAAAATGAACAAAGCAACTGTACTTAAATCCGTAACGGCAGTCGTTGGGGCGGGGGTCGCGGCATACTGCGGGCAGCTGGCCGCGCCGGTGCTCGTGCTGCTGTGCATGATGGTGATCGATTACGTCACCGGCATGGTCAAAGCCTACATGACGGCGCAGCTCAGCTCGCGCATCGGCATCAAGGGCATCCTGAAGAAGCTCTGCTATATGGCCATGGTCGCCGTAGGCGCGGGCGTGGATTATCTGCTGCGCGGCGCCCTGGTGCAGGCGGGCATCGACCTGCACATCGAGCTTTTCTGCGGTCTGCTGGTCGCGATCTGGCTCATCATCAACGAGCTCATTTCCGTCATGGAAAACCTTGCGGCGATTGGTGTGCCGGGGTTTCCGCGGCTGACAAAATTACTGGAGCGGCTGAAGAACACCGTAAGCAAAGAGGAGGAAAAATAATGGTACCCATCCGCGAAAATCTTTTGAGCAAGCGTAAATATGACCTAAAAATCCCGGTGGAGTCCTGCGCAAAGGACATGAAGTACATTGTCGTGCACAACACAGCGAACGATGCTTCCGCCGCAAATGAAGTCGCGTATATGATTCGCAACGACAGCTCTACGTCGTTTAACGCGGCGGTCGATGACAAGGAAATCGTCATTGGTATCCCACTGAACAGAGGTGCGTTTGCGGCAGGGCAGCGCGACGGCAACGCGCACGGCATCCACATTGAAATTTGCTATTCGCTTTCAGGCGGTACGCGTTTCGATAAAGCCGAGAAGAACGCCGCAGAGTATATCGCAAAGCTGCTTACCGAGCGCAAATGGGATATTTCGCACGTGAAGAAGCATCAGGACTTCGACGGCAAATATTGCCCGCACCGCACGCTGGATAAGGGCTGGCAGCGCTTTTTGAACATGGTGAAAAGCTACATGGAGCCGGCAAAAACGCCCGTTGCGAGCAAGTTTACCCCCTATCTCATCCGCAAAAACTGCCGTGACCCGCTGAACATCCGCAAAGGTCCCGGTACGAACTACGGCGTGCAGGGCCAGATCAAGGACACGCTGCGCTATACGATCGTTGAGGAGCGCAGCGGTCCCGGCTCCGCCAAGGGCTGGGGCCGTCTCAAAGCCGGCGGCTGGGTCGCGAAGGACTGGGTGAAGAAGGTCAAAAAGTAAATACATAAAGCAAAAGGCGCAGGGCTGCCGGAATCTCCGAGCAGGCTCTGCGCCTTTTTTGTTATAAAAACCGCGCCCCGGGTCGGAAGAACGATGACCGCGGGGCGCTTGACAGATTTACAAGAGCATTATATAAAACCAACAAAGAAATGTCAAGAAAATCTTGAACAGACCTGCAAAAATCTGCTATGATATGTCAAAAGAGGGGTAGCTATGACAAAAGAGCAGATTAGAACAAAATTTGACCGTTGGACTGAACGTGTAGGGCACACGCCGCTTAAAAATGACCTCGACAATGCGACGCTTTTGCTTTCATACGACGATAAGCAAACGAGCGCAACGCTTTCGACCGTGGCGGTCTATGCCGTCGCCGTACATACCGACCACGTGCATGTGTTCTTGTTTTCTGCGCGTACCGTTTGGCAGCTTGACGCACAGGATGATACCGGCGAAGTGCTTGATGAGAGGTATAGGGTTATTGTGGCGTTTTAGCGTAAAGCCTAAATTGCATATTGACCTATGTATTTGACCTAAGTATAATGACAATATCTTAGCTGATCTGAAACGGAGGTAGAAATATATTATGGGCACGCTAGATGAATTAAAATATTATTGTGATGAAGAAAACACTTTCGGTGCGCTATTATTGACCGGTCAATGGGGATGCGGAAAAACATATTTGATAGAGCATCAGCTCTGCGAAGATTCGGATATGAAAAAGAAATTTGTTTTTCTGCGAATTTCCTTGTTCGGTGAGCCTTCAATCGAAAGCATACAGAAAAAAGTAAAGACACTATATCTTTCTCAAAAATGGGCAGGAGAGAGTACTGCGTTTTCAAAAATTGCTAATCCTATTAAAAAAGCCGTTGACATCGTTAAGGACACCGGTGTATTGGGTGACATAGGAAATGCTGTCCTTTCTATAAATCCAACGGATTTTTTTGAAATTGAAAACCAAATTGGTGATAAAAAGGTCGTTTTAATTTTTGATGATTTTGAAAGATGCACCATAAATACAGTTGATCTATTCGGCTGCATCAATAGTTACTGTGAAAACCAAGGACTTAAGGTTATTGTTATTGCAGACGAAGAGAAAATAGAGCCTTCCGAAAAAGCTGAAGAGCAAACCCTACCATATAAAGATATTAAAGAAAAACTCATCACGCGAACAATTCATTACGAGCCTGAGTACGACCAAATAATTAAAGGAATAGTTGGGGCATATAAGGCGCAGTCAACAGAGTATAAAGAATTTTTAAACAAAAATCGCAACCGGATTTGCAACGTGTTTAATAAAAATGAAATCAAAAATTTACGTAGCCTAAAATGTGCAATTCAAGATTTTGAGAGGGTTTATCAAACCTTCAAAGAGCTTGATTATATGACAAAAATTGATGAAACCTTTATTTCTTTTTTAACGTATGTTTTAGACGTTAAAGCAGGAAAAATAGAAACATCATCACACCTTGGAGAGCTAGCACGCGCTAATCCTAATGAAAGGTTTCTTCTTGATCCCGTGAAAGTCTGGGCTGTGTCTAGTAAGTGGGATCAGGAAGAATTAGAAAAAGCAATTAAGGAAAAAATAGAACGAGAAAAGCCTATGGCGCCCAAGGATGAACTTAAATTCACATTTCTATTGGACTTGGATGATGAGACAATTCATGAAGGCTTTGATTCCTATATCAATGAAGCATACTGTGGGTTATTATCACTTGAAGAATATATTACACTTATAGGAAATATTTCGTTTGCAAAAAAAATCGATTATAAATTCCCGAGTGAAATTGATTATATTAAGCTTGAGAATGGTATAAATAAGTGCTTCAGCCGCCTTAATAAAAGCCAAGATGAAACCATCAGATCAGCGCCAATCATTGCGGACTATGATTTTAAAGAACTACCTGAAGAAGAATTTCACCTATATCACCTATATAAAATTATACGCGACTATTCCGATGGGAACATTCAAAAATATGAATTTAATAAACGAAAATATATTGAAGCACTAAACGCGCATGATTCCAAAAAGTTATTAGGCTGTGAATCAATGAGATTTAATACCTTTAGCAGGGAAATGGCTAATGCAGTGTTTGAATATTATCGTAGCTTACCCTCTAACGAACGTAGATTTTTTGTGTATGGATTTTTTGAAATGTGGAAGGGGATAAAGCTCCACTCAGATTTTCGCACTGAAGAATCGCGTATAGGCTTGAATGCGTTGCTATCAAAAATAGCTTCTATTCGTCCTAAGTCTCGATTAGAGCAATATGTAGACGATATATTCATAAAAAGAATAGAAACTTTAATTTCGCTTTTGCCACAGCAACAAGAAAAATCAAACGATGACGAGACTAAACAAAATTTAAAGTAGTTTCATATTGTATTTTTGCAGCTAAGAAGGGGGTTCAGTTTACTTAAATTGGGTCCTCTTTTTACATATCCTTTAGGAAGCTACCTTATAACTTGTATCTCGCTATTCTGAACAGGAATCGTAAATGCGCATGGCATCTATGCAGACGGCTTCTTTTAACGCTGCGCCGTTTTCGCAATCGGGTGTCCGCTCATTTTCAGCCATATTTGTAAACCTCCTTTGTGGTTTCTCAATGCCATTGTACGAAAAAGGGCGGGTATTGTGCCTGTCCCGCCGCTTTGCTCGGTTTTTTCGCATTGTAAGAAATTTTTCGGTTGTATATTTCGCCGCAGTTTGCTATAATGAATAGGAATGTACCGCGCTGCGGTGCAAAAAGTCGGCAAAGGCCGGCAAATTTACGCAGAAAGCAGTAAATGAAACTTATGGCATTGATTGTAATTGAAGGTCTGGACGGCAGCGGCAAAGGCACGCAGGCAAAGCTTTTGTATGATTACGCCTTATCGCGCGGCCGCGCACGGCAGGTAACGTTCCCGGATTATGACTCTCCGTCTTCGTCGCTTGTAAAAATGTATCTGAAAGGCGATTTCGGAAAAGAGGCGGGAGACGTGAACGCCTACGCCGCAAGCGCATTTTACGCCGTGGATCGCTTTGCAAGCTAC